TACCTAGCCAGCCGGATCCCCATTTTAAATAATGGCTCCACGAGGTAATGCAGCGAAGCGCTGGACGTTCACTATAAATAATTGGACTCTGGCTGACTATGACAAAGTATTGGAATTCACAACTAAGTTTGAACCAGTGTTTTTAATATGTGGTAAAGAACGTGGTGAATTACTTACCGATCATCTACAAGGATTTGTTCATTTAAAAAGTAAGCAAAGACTAACATTTTTAAAAGCAAATTTAAGTGAACGTGCCCATTTTGAGTGTGCTAAAGGTTCGGATGAAGATAACAGGGACTATTGTTCTAAAGAAGACACCGAACCATTCATCTTCGGTACACCTGTTAAAAGTTGCTCTGAAAAAGGAGGGGGTCGAATCACTGCACAACAGGTTATTGGTGCTGCTATTGCACTCGCTACTGAAAGAGAACCCTTCCTTGTTATTAAAAAGAACGAGGAATTCGCTGTACCTGTACTTAGACACTACGCATCGTTCGAGAAACTAGCTGCATCAGTACGACGTCTAAATGCCTTGGAACAACTACAATCAGAGTACAAAGAGGTACGGCTCAAGGTATGGCAACAGGCAATTATCAACACCATACAGGAGCGTCCTCACCCTCGCACCATCCACTGGTATTGGGAGGCGACCGGTGGTACAGGAAAGACTTGGATGTCAAAGTACCTCGTGGCCTGTCACTCCGCCTTTAGAGCAGAGAATGGAAAATCGAATGACATCAAATATGCCTACGCTGGAGAGAAAGTTGTCATCTTCGACTTTACTCGCTCGCAGACAGAACACATTAACTATGAAATCATTGAGTCCATTAAAAATGGGTGCTACTTCAACTGCAAGTACGAGTCGGGAATGCGAATCTTCCCCACCCCCCATGTCTTCTGCTTTTCTAACAGCCCACCAGACCTATCTAAAATGTCGGCAGACAGATGGCACATATCGCAAATTCGTGGGTTACTGTTATCCTGGTCGGTGCCCCTGCCAATTCCTGGAACACGAACTGTTGACGAATCCAGCGTTTGTGAGACGAGCAGTGAAGAAGGAGGAGAAGAATCCTTCAACCTATTTGAATACCTGGATGCTACAAAGACCTGACAAACCACTACCAGACCTTGACACATTCATACCTGAATAATTAATAAACACATAAATTGATATTTTGTTTTGTTTTATTTATTAAACATAAAAGAACTACTCATTTTCGAGCCGTTGGGTTGCGGGTGGCTGCTACCGCGCCACCTCGCGAGCGCTAGAGCCTCCATCTAGCAGTAAACATTGGTTTAAGGCGTACTAGCCGTCAAGTTCTCGTGGTCTATAGATGTACTGTATTGTCCACACTGTTTTGATATACACTGTTTACTCTCCTACCTCCAAATGCAAAGTAGTAAGTAATCCTAACACTAATGGCTGCTTCTTCAGCCTTACCTTCCCATCCAAACTGAAGAGCATTTCCAGATGCATTTGTTTTAGCAATATCTTTCAGATCCATCCAGGTATTAAATCCTTCCATGTACTGGTTATTCTTGTTATTAACAACGAACTTAGGTACAAAGCTGGTTTTATAAACTCTCCCTGGCATCATTATATGACGTTTAACACCAGGTTGCTGTTTAATTGAATCTATCTTTAATACTTTGGAAAAGGCATCATGATCATAACACTGCCACATATTCACAAGCTGTGTGTCTGGTTTAGCAAGCTCATCATTGTCATTAAGCCACCATTCTGCAACCACTCGTTTAACTTTGTAAGAGTCATAGAGGGTAGAGTAGGCGTTGATTTGTTGCATAGCAAATTGACTAACACCCAGATTACCGCCATCATACATAATAAGCATCGTGTTCGAGTCACCACCTGCAGCTTCGATAGCAAGGGTAAAATCATCCCCGACGATTTTGGCGGTAAGTCCTTTTTTGTATCTACGGGCTGTATTGTTGGCAAATCCTCCATTTCCAGTCCTACGTTTAAGGAAACTTTTACGCCGTCTAAATAATCTCCTCCTAACTTTTCCTCCTCTCCCTCTATGTGAAGTGGTTGACTTCCGCTTGCCTCGGCCTTTACGGGATGCATACTTCATCTCAAGTGGTCATATCCTGGCGATGTGAAGTGCTCTTATATAGATTCAATGTAGGTCAACCAATCAGAGGACGGCTCCTGGCTCCGGCTGGCTAGGGTAATACTG